ATGGCAAACGCAAAAGCATTACTAAGGCGCAATGATGTTCTTAAAGATGATCGTAATCTTTGGGATGGGTTCTATCAGGATGTTGTAGATTACATTCGCCCTGGCAAGCAGACCACAGAAGAGCATCGAGTTGCTGGCACAATGCGCCACAAACATTACGATTCTACTGGGCCACACGCCTCAAATACCCTTGCTTTAATTATGGCGGATACTCTAACGCCTAAAGCAATTCAGTGGCATGGTTTTAAAATCCCAGAAGCATCCCCACTCAAACAATTTAATACAAATCAAAATGTCCTCGACTGGTTTAAGACGGTTGAAGACTCTGTGCGCTTCGCATTAGATCAAAGTAATTTTTACCCAGTCATTAACGAGATATACCTAGACTTTAACAGCTTCGCCACTATCTGCTTGTATGTAGAAGAGGCACGCATGAAGACAAAGGGTTTTAATGGCCTGACCTTCAGGGCGTTGCCAATTGCTTCTTATGTATTTGCTGAAGATGATGGAGGGCAGGTTGATACGGTGATGCGTGAGTATGAGTTAACGGCTCGACAATTTGCGCAACGCTTCCCAGATGCTTCACTCCCTGATGCGGTTAAGAAGGCTCTGGATAAAGCCCCGGACGATAAGTTTGAGATGTTGCGCGTTGTCGCACCCTCTGAAGATATTAATTCAAAAGTAAAGTTTCCTTTTGCGTCTGTAGACATTTACAAAGACAAGGCGCAGATTGTTGATGAGCAGGGATACCACGAGTTCCCTTACATGGTTGGCAGATGGGATAAGGCCACTGGAGAAATACGAGGCCGAGGCCCAGCAGCCATTGCGTTGGATGATATTAAATCACTCAACCAACTTCGCAAGCTGGAACTACAGGGATTAGATAAAGCAGTTAACCCTCCGATACTTGCACCAGAAGAAGGGTTTGTCGGCACAGTAAAGCTTGGGCCAAACTCAATTATATACAGTCGCAACCCCAACGATGTACGCACACTCCCTGCTGAACTTCGGCTTGATCTTTCTTCATTGAAGGCAGCCGACCTTAAACAGGGTATCAGGGATATTTACTTAACAGATCAATTGAATTTGCCTCGCACCAAGCAGATGACTGCAACTGAAGTTGCTCAACTGCGTGGCGAGATGGAGCGATTGCTCGGCCCAACGATTTCAAGATTTGAGTCTGAAGTGTTAGGCCCGATGCTGGAACGAGTGGTTGGCATTATGTTCCGCACAGGCGCATTGCCCCCTCCACCACCAGAGCTTGAAGCATTGGAAACAATTGACATTGAGTATGTAGGTCAGTTGGCACGCGCTCAGAAGATGGTTGAGATTGAGTCTATTAATAACTGGGTGAGCATGATTGCGCAGTGGGGCCAGATTGATCCAAACGTATTGCAAATGCCAGACTTCCAGGCGGCAGCAAAGATTGCGGCTCCGATTTTAGGGGTGCCTAAAGCGGTGGTCAAAGGGGATGCAAGGTTGGAAGAAGACCTGGCGGCACAGCAGCAGAAAATCGCACAACAGGAACAGATGGCACAGGTAGGGGCAACAGCCGAGGCAGCGGGTAAAGCAGCGCCTATGGCACAGGTCTTACAGAATGGAGCAGAAAATTTAAGTGAAGAAGATAAAACAGCCCTCGTCCAGCAGTTCACAGGCGCAGGAGCTAACTGATGAGAGGCAAATAGCACAAGCGTTTTACAACGCATTTAAAAGTCCAAACGGGAGGTTGGTCTATAACTGGCTGGAAGGCCAATACAACAACTCCTCCAGTTTTGTTCCAGGGGAGCCAGAGACAACGGCGTACAACGAAGGTTGTCGAGCGGTATTTTTGCAGATTAAGCACAACCTGGAATACTGGGAAGAAAAAGGAAAAGAGTTATGAGCGATGAAGCTGCAACCTCGGAAGAGGTAGCTGATGAGCAAGATGTGGCAACAGATGTAAGCGCAGAAGAAGTATCAACGGAATCCTCTTGGCGGGATACATTGCCGGATGAACTTCAAGGAGTCAAAACGCTTGAAAAGTTCAAGGATACTGATGCCCTCGCAAAAGGGTATGTGCATCTAGAAAAGTATTTTGATGGCACAATTAAAGTGCCAGGCGAAAACGCCACCCCGGAAGAGATTGACAAGTATTACAGTAAACTGGGCAGACCTGATACGGCAGATGATTATGAGTATGAAAAAGCCGAAATGCCGGATGGTCAGTCTTATGACGAAACTTTTGAGAAAGCGTTTCTCGCTAAAGCCCATTCTGAAGGGCTGAACAACAAACAGGTTTCATCTTTGTACGAATGGTGGAACGGGCAGTCGAAAGATATACATGTTCAGAATACGGTAGCCAAGGAAAACAGTATTCAGAAGGCCGAGATTGAATTAAGGGCTGACTGGGGCAGGCAGTATGATGAAAAGATTTCAGGTGTTGGTCGATTAGTCGATCAGTATGCCAGTGGTGAGGATAGACAATACCTCATAGATAGTGGCATCGGCAATGACCCCCATCTGGCAAGGATGCTGGATCGCATTGCCAAGGATCATGGAGAGGCTAAACATTTAGGTGATCCCAAGATCAATGCGTTTACTGACCCAGCTTCTGCACAGCAAGCTAAAGACGCTTTCTACAAAGACACTGAAGGCGATGATTACAAAGCATATTTCAACGAGAACCATCCTCGACACAAAGAGGTGGGGCAAATGTTGGAGCGTTGGAATAAGACAATTTATGGGGATGAATAATGGGCCTTCACACCTCGATCAAGTGTGCGGACTGTGTTCATCTCGTTCCGCAGACGCAAGTTTGCTTGGAATATAAAGCATCGGTGGATGGTGACTCCGAGCGTAATTGCTACTTTTATAAAGTCGGCGCTTACGCAGAAGCCCAACCTGTAAAGGTTAAGGGCAAGCCAAAAAAGAAGGTGCGTAAAAAAGCACTTTCATCGGCTGCTTAACCCTCTGGGTAATTAAGCGCCACTTATTTGATTTCCTGACAACCCTTCGGGGCCAGGCAACACTGTCAGGAGAGTCCATAGTTTGGGCAACTCTCCGAAAAAACGATTCACAAAACTGTTTTTAGGAGAGTTTTAAATGTCTACACAAATTAACAAGGCATTTGAGCAGCAGTTCTCGGATAACTTCATTCATCTGGCAAGCCAGAAGGAATCAAAGTTAGGGTCTGCGGTTCGCGTTGAGCAAGTCAACGATGCCAAATCATTTCATTTTGACAGAATGGACACTGTAAATATGGTTCAATCTGTCAGTCGTCACGAAGATACTCCGCTTACGGAAGTACCTTTTTCACGCAGACGAGTTACCTTTAATACCTACCGAGCCGTTGACTTAATTGACAGTCCTGATCGCGTCAAGATGGCTAAAGACCCATCTTCCCCATCAATGAAACAATTGGTGTGGGCGCTTAATCGTCAAAAAGATGATTTGATTATAAGCGCCGCTTCTGGGAACGCCTTTAGTATTGATTCGGCTGATTCATCTACAAATGTCGCCCTTCCCGCAGCTCAGAAAATTGCTCATGGTAGCGCCGACATGGATTTGGCAAAAATTATTGAGTGTCGAAAGATACTACTCGATAACGATGTTGACACGGATGAAGAGTTGTTTTGGGCGATTGGGCCTGCACAGTTGGAAGCGATGTTGAATATTACCACTATTACATCGAGCGATTACAATTCCATCAAAGCTTTAATGAGCGGTGAGATTAATACGTTTATGGGCTTTACCTGGATTGTTTCTACTCGCTTGTCGGTTGCTTCCAGCATCCGCAAAACTCTTGCCTGGGCTAAATCTGGCATGGGTCTTGCCATGAACGGTACTCCAAACATTCGCATTAGTGAGCGTGCAGACAAGAACTACTCGACTCAGATTTTCGTGGAAGCCAACATGGGCGCAACGCGAATTGAGGATGAAAAGGTTGTTGAAGTTTCTTGTGATGAATCTGCGTAATAACGCATAACTGAATGTTTAATTTAATTTTTGAGGAGTATTATAATGACAACTGCATATTCAACGGAGATCACTAACTTTCGGGCTTCCCCGCAAGTTAAGTCAACTCCTGGCAGCGCACATGGGAAGGTTCGTGTATGGTCTGATACCATCGCTGTCGCAACCACGGACATTGATGATGATGACATCATCCACATGGCTTTGATTCCCGGCAATGCCAAAATCAAATCCATCAAGGTGTATAACGATGACCTGGATTCCAATGGATCACCCGCTCTGGTAACAGACGTTGGTGTATACAACGGCCCTTCAGGCTTCAATGACACCGATGCTTCAGCCACTCGCTATGACGCTGGTGCTGTGATTGATCGCGATTGTTACGGAACGGTTTCTACCGTTCTCCAAGCTGCGGTTACTGCTGGCACTGAGTTTCGTTATGAAACGCTGGGCATTGAAACCATTGGCAACTACATGTGGGAAGACGCTGGATTGAGTTCTGATCCTCGTGCTGACCTCTACATCTCTCTCACGATTGAAACAGTTGCGGCTACTGCTGCTGCTGGTGACATCTCAATTGTTGTTGAGTACGTTGTAGACTAACTGGATGGGGAGTGGGGAAACTCACTCCCCGTTTTTATAAATAATTGCAAAGAGTTTTATAACTAATGGCATCTTTCGTAGAAATATCCTCCAACGCATTAAGGCTACTAGGTGACGATCCTATCGTGTCGTTTGGCGATGATACGGAACGCGCCAGGTTGGTTAATGCCATATACGAGGAAATGCGTGATGAAGTTGCTCGCGCCGCTATTTGGAATTGTTGTAAGGCCAGGCAGATATTAGCCTCCCTTACAGAAACGCCTGCTTTTGGCTGGGCCTACTATCACCAGTTACCTTCCAACAGTTTGCGTGTCGTTGATGTCAGGTCTGGTGATATTCGCATAGACCATGAAGTCGAAGGTAGAAAACTAATGACTGATACTTCATCGGTCAATCTAATTTACATAAAACGGGTTACTGACCCCAACGAATTTGATGCTCTGTTTGTATCTGCATACACAGCGAGAATTGCTGCGGAACTCGCACTCCCAATCACGGGAAGCAATACCGTTGCGAATGCCATGTGGCAATTGTATGAAAGAAAAGTTCGCGAGGCTCGCACGATTGACTCTCAGGAAGGAACCCCGGCAACGTTTGATGCACAATTAATAGTAGACGCTAGATCAGGGACGGTAGTATAGATGGCTAAAGCCCATGCAATGTATTCCAGCTTTACGACTGGAGAAATTACGCCAAGACTGGAAGGCAGAGTTGACCTCGGCAAGTATAAAGATTCCTGCCAGATAATGGAAAACGCTTTTGTCATGCCGCACGGCGGAGCAAAGCGGAGAGGCGGCTTCAACTATGTTGCCGATGTTAAGGCTGCGGCGACTGGCTCAACGCTTGTAACCAACGGGACATTTACTTCAGATATATCTGGATGGACTGACAAGTCTGTCAGTTCTGGTTCTATTGCCCATTCTACAAATTTAATGAACATCGTGTCTGTGGACGCAAGTAATTATGGG